ATTCCACATAGATCGACAACAACGTTCCGCGCGGCGTGTCGGTATCGCCCTGTGTCGCGTAGATGTGCACATGCCAGTAGGCATCGGCACTGGCGGTGCTCTCGAGCACGGCGATGGCGAGATCCACCGTCCCGCTGACCGTCTGTGCGGCGAGCGGGCCAGATATCCCGCGATAGATCAACACGTCCCACGTGGTGTTGCTGGGCGTCACGCCGATGACGGATGTCGTGAGCGACCCGCTGCCGTGATGGGGATAGCCCGTCGTCAATGCGCGGGTCACACTCGAAGACGTGTGATCCCATGCGCCTCGGAGCGTTGCCGGCGTGTAGGTCGGCGCATCCGCCGTGAGATACAATCGGTTAAAGGCCACGTCAGGATGCCTTCTTCGGGCCCCACTCGGCGCCGTTCACGCCGGACTCGATCCACTGCGCAGACGTGCCCGGGTTGGTCTGCAGCACGAAGGACGCGTATGCGTAACTCGTGCCCAAGGGCTGGGCGGTGGCATCGTAGTCCGTCCCACTATGGCGTGTCACGGCGGTCAACGTGGACGTCCCAGCGTCTGTTTTTCTAGCGCAGATGTTCACCTGGACCCCGTACACTGTGACGCCGCTAGGTAAGTCTTCGAAGCCGTACGTATCCTTCGCGCTGGTCGTCGTCGTGGACACGTAGTCGGTTTCGTCGTTCGGGCCCACCTCATCGACCAGCGCATAATGCGTGCTGCCTGTCGACGTGGTCCATCCAGTATTCGCCCCGTCGCTGGTCGGGAGTAGCCGTACCGCTCGTACGTCGCCGAGCACGGTATTCCAGGGCGCCGATCCAGAGCCGTCACAGATGTACAAGTCATCATAATCATCATCGGAACCGGCCGACACGATATAGGTGTTGGACGCCGAGGTGCGACTGCCCATCAGCACGCCGTTCCACGAGGTATTCGCGGTGGCTCGGGTATTGACGCCCGTCAACGACAACGCACTGACGCCGTTGATGTACAAAGCGGCCGTCCCAGAACTTGGATGAATCGTCGTTTGGAGCTCCAGGTAGGCCCACACCCCCGTGCTCAAGGCCGTGGTCGTCGTGCCCAACACGGTCCCGTCGTGCGCGCCGCGGACCACTGACAGGCGCATATCGGGATTCAGTCTGACCGTGACTTGGGGCGTGGCCACATCCAGCACGGACAAAAGGCCTTGCCCCAGCGTCCCGATGTTGTTCGCGCTCTTCACATGGGCACATCCGACGATGGCGGTCGTATCGGCCGGATTCAACGTCTTCATCACACCGCCGACCGCGAAATCGACGCCGAATGACGGGTGGCTGATTCGGAAGGAACTCGTCCCGGATCGACCGGACCCCGAAGAGATCGCGACCGTGTTCATCAGGCCGCCCGTGACGAGCGATGTCCATTTTCGCCCGAGTGGCGTGCTGCCGTACATGTCGAAGGAATCCATCCACAAAAGCGCCACGGTCGTTCCCTCACGAAAAATTCAACGCGTAGTTCCCGACGTACACCGCCAGGGTCCCGCTGTACAAAAACGTCACGAGATCCGTGCGATTGGCGGTCGCCGTGAGCGTCGGCGCTGTGCCACCCGGCCATCGCACCACGCTCGGCCAGGTCACCGTGCGGCCGCCGGTGCCGTCCTGCTTGACCAGCAGCACGTACCGGCCGCCAGACTTTGGGTTGCTGAAGGTTAGCGTCACATTGCCGGTGAGCGTCAAGATATGCTCGGTGCCGGTATCCCAATTGATGGTGGCCGCGCCAGATGCCATCGTATCGACGACTTCTGGTGAGAAATATTGCCCTGCAATGACCAGTTTAGCGCTGGCATCCGCCGATGTGGCTAGGCCAGTCCGGGCAAACTGCACGACCGCGCCCGTATGCAGATCTTGGGGCGTGGAGAGCGTCACCGTGCTATTGGGGCCGCCGTCGGTAATCGCGATCTGGTTCGTCGTTCCCGTTAGCACTCGTTCGGCTGAGAGTGTCGCGTTCGCGCCGATCGTGACGTAGGAGGCATCGGCCGGCGCGGCTGACGATGGGAGCGGGACGAACACGATCGCACTGGCCCCGAGCGTCCCGCCACGATTGGACGTGCAGAGCCAGAGCGTATCGCCGTTCACCGTGCCTTCCTGGACCGAAATCACCATACCAGGATGGTCGTTGTACGCGTCGTACTCCGTCGACCGCGCTGGCGTTGATCCGGCGATGTAGATCCCATTGCCGCTCGCCGTCGACTGATTTTTGACCAAGACGACGTCACCCGCCGCCAACGTGACCCCGTCTACGACATCGCCCGTGTTGAGATCGGTCGCGACCGTGAGATTTGCGGTGGTCGCGACACGCACAGTTGTCCGCACACGCAGCGCTGCGGCCGTGGTCTCGATGAGTTCTCGGATCAGGACGGTTTCGTACTGCGTATTCTGGGCCTGGGCCGTGAGCTGGCTAATGCTCTGCGGGGCCGAGGCTGCCGCCCACTGACTCGGACCAACGGCATCCTGTAATCCGTCATAGATCGGCTGGAGATCGTACCCGGTGACTCGTTTCGTCAACGAGCCGAGGTCGACCTCGAGCGCTTCCACTCGAATATCGTGACCGACCCAGCCTGCCGCCGCTGGACCTTCGATGTGATCGATCCGGAGCACCTGCCCGAGCTCAAGTTCCGGTGCTTCCAGATAGGGGAGTCCCAGCGTCACGAGCCGCTTCGGATGCCGATACCGCAGTCGTTTCCGCTGTACGACGTCCACGATCGTGGCGGCCCCTTGCGTCGCGTTCGACCGCAAGAGCGGCAATTCAAAGACGGTCGAGGTCAGTTCTTGCTGGTGTTTCTCAATCGAGTCGGCATCGCGAGATTCGCCCTCGCCGAACCACCCCCCGGTCGTCCGCTTAGTGTAATCGCGCGTGTGCCGGATCGGGATCACGTTCCAGCACTCCCGCGTCAACTGTGACTCGCTCCCGAATGACCCACTGGTGATCTGCCAGATGTCGTCGACGCGCGTGACGTCGATCTCGTCCGGCGGAACGGTCGGTTCGGTCGTGATAAATGCACGGCCCTGGCGGTCGAACCCGTGGTCGAAATCACCGCTGCGACAAAAATCCGCGATGACATCCTCCAGCGACACGACGCCATTGGCTCCGATGACCGCGCCGGAGATGTATCCGCCCGTAATGCGCGCGCTCAAGATGGCATCGACCGCTGCGTAACTCGCCTCATCCAGCAGTGGGATCCCCAACGTCGAGAGCGCCGTGCTCGTAGCCCAGAGCGTATTGGGCGGCGGTCGGGAGGCGAAATTGCGCTCGAAGTGATAGCACTGCAGGGCCGGCGTCGTCATCAGCGTGCCGGTGGTGTCCCCGACGGTCTCGTAACCGTCCACATTGGCTGTGATGGGCGCCTCCCCGTTGACGGCGTGCAAGGCGATCGCATTTCTGGCGTACAGTATCGTGTAGCGACGCCCGTTGATGTCGCGATAGTTCGCGCCGAATGTCGTCGCATAGTCGGTCTTAAACGGCGCCAGCACGTCCGCCGCGAGTCCGAATGTCGTGATGCGGACGCCACCAGCGAAGGCGCCAAGCACATTTTTGATCGCGTAGCGGCAGATCAGGAATTGTCCCCACGACTCGCCGGCGATCATCGTGTCCCCGACGTACGTCGTCGGCACGGCGCCCCTCGGTGGGGTCAGCGGCACGCCACCGCCAGCCGTGACGAGCGCTTCATAATCGGACCCAATAGACTCGCTGTCGATCAGATAGTACCGATAGCCGGTGGTCCCACCGTAGGGGTTGACGGTCGTCGGGATCGTCGTCGGGTCCACATCGATATACCTGGCGAACGACCCCACCAACGGATTCGTAAAGGGCTGGAATGACGGGTGGTCGCTCAGATAGAACCGGAACAGATCCGGAATGTGGCTCGTCAGCAGACGCACATGGAACGCCGGCGACGCCCCGCTCGCCGAGAACCCAAAACTCCTGGCGACGGTGGACTCCACACTCGCCGTGATGGTCGATACCCAGACGTAATACGTCTTCGTGCTCAGCGACCCAGATGCCCAACCGTTGTAGCCGAACTCTCTCCAGCCAGGATCCCGCGTATCCCTGGGATACATGCCGGCCCCGAGCGTCACGTCAAGCTCATCGCTCACCCGACCATAGATCAGATGGCAGGGCTGCCGATAGGTCGCCTCCGGCACGGTCGGGAAATCTGTCCGCTCAATCAAATCCTGCCAGGGTTCCGCCTCGCGCTTTCGCTGAGATGTCCGCGCTTTGAGCCAGTCGGTGGCCTGCAGTTTGAACCGAAAACCGTCTTCTGGCTTGAATGCGGCCACGTGGCCAGCCATCTCCACCCGCATCGGGAGCAGGCCACGCCGGTCATCGTCGCTCACGGTGCGAACCGCCAGTGGCCGGTAGCCAAGATACTGATTGAGATCATCGCCGAGTAGGCCGCGCAATGCGCGATCCGTGTCGCTGAGCGTCACACCATACGAGGCGTGATCGAGACGACCGAAGGCATCCGATAGACTGCGCCGGATCGGATCGAGGCCGATAATGCGCGGCGCCTTGTACCCGCCGTAGTAGGTATCAGGGTCGTTGAGGTCAACCTCGGCCCATTGATGCCTATCGCCGGACTTGTCGATGAGCTCCGCCGCAACCAACGTGCCTGGGTCGCCGTCTTCGGCCGCGATCGCCGAGCCTGATGCGGCGAAGGCCATATACAGCACGGGAACGGCCGTGGCTGGGACGGTGGCGAAGTTGAGTTCAGCCCCCGTCCCGCTCACCGAGGTCACGGTCGCATCCAGCACCACCGCAGAACTCGAGCCGGTGCTCGCTTGGCTCCGGACTTCCAGCACTTTTCCCGTCGCCGTCGACCGGGCATAAACGCTCGGATTCGCGGCGTGCGTGCCGCCAATCCACACCGCGCCGCTCGCGGACGGATCCCACGCGCCCATTCCCAGACACATGCCGTCCGCCGTCGCCGTGGTGGCATTGTGGGATTGCATCAGCAACAGCTCTGGTTCAAATGGCAGGGTCAGGCTGTACGCGCCAGTGGCGGCGGGAGATGTGATGGACCCCAATGCCGCCGTGACGCCTCTCAGGGCGAGGATATGCTGTACAGGTTGCTGATCCGGAGGCCCCGCCACGCGCGCGATCACAAAGCCGTCCGCGTTGGTGTCGGTAATTCGAATGCCACATAGATCGAGATCGCGAAGGCCGGTCAGGTTGGCGACGCGAATCGAGGCGCATAGGTCGTCGTGTTGCCCACGGTATGCCACCGCGGCACCGGCGGTGCCGAATCCGACCGTCCACCCGCATAAATTCTCCGAGGCATTGGAGAATCCAAATCCATGAATCGACCCATAGGGCGCCCCGAAGTCATAGTCGCCCGTGCCATTCCAGTCGGCTGCGCCGCCGATCAGCACGAAGCATTCTGGCTCAAACCCGAGCCCGGTAACGGCCTGGGTCGATCCGGTCGGCACCGTGATCTTCACGGGCACGTACTGCGCGCGGATCGCCCCACCAAAGACGATGGCGTGCCAGATATCCGCCGCCCCATCATTGGTGAGCCAATTCACCACGAAGCCATCGGTCGTAAATCCGCCGAACGTGGCTTCGTTCTGGACAGCTGGCGTCGCCCCGCTGGTCGCGCTGGTCTGGTAGATCAGGCGATCGCGGCGCTCCGATTGCGCGCTGGTCGTCGCGGATTCATTGTCGGGATGTCGAATGAACCGCGTGCCCTGCTGCGCGCCGTCCGTGATCGAGACCGTCAGTGTCGCCCCATCCGTTGCGCCTGACGCTGTTTGCCGCGTGCTCCAGAGCATCAGCGCGAGACCAGCGAATCCCACGCCGCTGATCGTTTGTGGGCCGGTCCCTGACGCCTTGGTGAAGGTGAGATATTTGAACACGGCCTATGTGCCCGGGCGCAACCCCCGCGCCACCTCCATGATGGAACAATCGGATTGACTCACCGACCGTGGGGCGGCACCAGGGCCGAGCAGGAGGCGTTTCAGCCGCTCCTCTGGCATCGACCATCGCACGAGATAGCAGGCGTTCATGTCTCCGTTCGGCACCAACAGCCACGGGTAGGTCTGTCCGCCGACGTCGTCCCATTGCTGTTGCAGCGCGGTTCGCAGGGTCTGATCGACCGTGGGGAGCGCAAAGACCGTCGACCATCGCGGGTTGTGCCTAGGGTAAATCGTATCGACATCGAAGCTCGTCGTGTTCCGCACCAGGCCACGATTCCGCGCTTCCTCCTGGCCGCTCTCCATGTTCACAGTCAGGCGTCGGATCGTGGGGCTGAGCCATACTTGCCCGAGTTCGACATTCTGACTGTTCCCTGTGATGACCACGCGCCAATAGCGAAAGCCCCCCGCGCTATATCCTGATTGGGCGGAGACATCCATCCACGGATTAACCGGCCATCGCGTGGGTGTGCCCGCCGCCTGCCATGTCGGGATCACAAACGCCGCAGAGAACGTCGGCGCGCCCCAACTATTTGTCGCGTTCCCCTGTAGGCGCACATCCCCGCCAGTATCGAAGTTGTGATGAATCAGTGCCGCGAGATCAACCCGTTGCGCCGTGCCGAAGTCAAACACCCACGCCGCCGTGCCAGCTGTGATTTTCGCCACCCGCGCGGGATTCTCGTCCACCAGTAGCGTCGGACCGTAGCCGCTTGGCGCAGTCCCGGTCCCGACCGTGATAGCGGCCGTGGCGCGTGCGACATTGTCGCTCCGATGCTGATAGATGGCATTCACCATGGCCTTACGTCACACCGAGGATGGCGCGATGCTGACTCAAGAGCGACCCGCCGTCATCGAGCACTCGCTGCTCGGCTTTCACGATCTCACGACCGTCGACCTGCACGGACACGTGCCGATCCTCTGACAGCAACGCTCTGATTTCCGCTAACAACCCGACCATCTGCGTGCTCGAGTCCGATGGCGTCGTTGTCGCGGCGCTCATCGCGAGCTCGCCCGGTGTGAGCATGACCGGCGTGGGCGGATGCGGCGGTGGTGGGAGAATCACCCGTCCGTCTGGGCCGTAGAGATTACCCGTCCCCGGGTTCCAGATGCCCGCGTACGCAGAGGCCGCGTCAACCCCGCCAGGATTCCATTGTCCAGATCCGGATCCTTGATCGCCCATGTCGCCGGTCGGAGGGCGCGGAATATTTCCGATCGCACCGGCGGCGGCGTTGGCTTGATCCGTGACGGTGGTCAGCGCAATCCCAAGGCCCCGCGCGATGGCCTCCGCCAGTTTGTTGACGCTATCGACCACCTTCGCGAAGCCCTGCGTCATCGTCTCAGAGAACACGATCCCTGAGGCGCCGAGATCCGTGATCTGCTGCCCGTTTTGATCAAACAGTTGCCCCGATGCGACGAATTGCTCCAGCATTGGGCGCATGGCCGCTGGAATTTCCGTGCCGGTTCGCAAGGCCTGTTGGACGAACGCATTCACGCTGTCGCCCATCCTCGTCAGGATCGCTTGGGAGTCGATCCCCGCCGCGTTCAGGACCGTGAAGTCCTGAAACAGCTGCGCGGCTTGTTCGCTCAACGACTGCCGCTGCAGCGCGGGGCCCAGTTCCTCGAGCGTAAAGCCGTAGCGCTTCACGGTCTCATCCAGGGTCTGCATCGCCTGGTCTTGGAACGTGAAGGCCGCATTGAGCGCTTCGATCGCTGCCCGATATTGCTCGGGTGTCCGGGCATCCAAGAGCGCGCGCAACGTGACGCCGGCGGTGGACGCGCGTTGATTCAACGCGTCGAGGCCGCCAGCGGCGTCAACAAAGGCTTGGCGGATCGGATTGATCTGTCGCTCCGCGCCGCCGAATAGATTTCCGAAGAGACGGCCGATCGTGCTGCCGGCCAGGCCGCCCAGGAGCGTGCCGAGCCCTGGCAGCACCGACCCCAATACCGATCCGAGGGTTCCCCCGATCCCGGCGACCGCTCGACCGATGATGCCATTGGGGCCCGTGAGAAATCCTCCAATGGCCCCGCCGATGCTTTTACCTGCATCACCGCCGCCGGTGAAGGCCGACAGAATGACCTTACCCAAGTCGTTTTTTAGGAAGTCCCCGAATGACTGCGCAGCGCCTTTCGCCTGAATGAACCGCTGTCCGGTTTCCACCAGCCCCACGTTGAGCTGTGGCAGATAGGTGCCGCCTAGCCCGATCACTTCTCGACCTAGCGACGCCATCACGGGTTCCACGCCCGTCAGCCCGTAACTGGTCGGGATAATCGCTTCGGTCAGGTCGTTCCATTGCACCCCGAGGCCGGCCAGCGCCTGCTGCAAAGGCATCGCGCCATGCGTCTGGAAAAATTCGAACGACGTTTTTGCTCGCTCCGCCTCTATCGCGGTCCGGAGCATCTCTTCGTGGGCGCGCTGCAGTTCCTTGGATAACCCTGTGACCTGGGGGGCCGCCGTCGATGCGCTTTGGCCGAGCAACGCGAAGGCCTTGTCGATCCCGATCGGCATCACGGGGATCGCCGTCGCCGCGGTCGGCGATCCCGGCAGTGTTGGCAGTTGCAGATTTGATAGTTGTGTCGCTCGGAGCGCGAGCTTCGCCGTTTCCGCGCTCACATCGGACAACCCGAACTTCCAGATGGCCAAGAACTCCACCCACTGTCCGATCTGGAGCGAGCCGATCTGTAGTTCCGAAATGAACCTTCCTAGGGACAGCGAACCGATCGCGGTCGCGACCACGGCGATCGCCGGTCCGAGCGACGCGAACGCAGCCCCACCAGCCTCCGCCTCAAATCCGAGTAGTCGGATGAGTCCAGCAACCGCTGACCCGGCCCGCATCACCGCGCCGATCGCATACGTCACAGGACCGATCGCCGCCACGAGGGCGACCAACCCGATCACCCCGGTTTGAACCGGCTCCGGAAGGGACCCGAACACCTGCACCATTTTCACGATCACATCTAGCACAGGCAGGGCGGCTTGCAGGATGCCCGAAAACGCCGGAGCCAATTCTGTGCCGAGCGCAATCGCGGCAATTTGCACCCGCGCGGTAAACTCATTCCACGTGGCGGCCGTCGTGCCGCGCCACCGCTCAAACGCCGCGTTCAGTGTCCCCGTCCCAGTCTGGATTTGCTCAAGCGTCTGCCGATAGCTCTGGGCCTGGGTGCCGGCGGTGCCAAGCACTCCGGCTAATGCCCGCACGTTCCCGAACAGGGCTCCGGTCGCGTCGGCATTGCCGTGGAGCGACCCCACCAGGGTCACGAGTGCTTCGCTCAGTCCACGCTCTTTTACCTGCTGGCGTAGTTCATTCGCACTCAGCCCCAATTCTCCGAGGACGGTCGCCGCTTCCTTACTCGGCGAGAGGATGGTGTTGAGGACTCCGCTCAAGCCTGTTGTGGCCTCGGCGGCGGAGAGGCCCAAGCGTGTGTAGGTCGCGATGAAGGCGCCGACTTCATCAAAACTGACGCCCAGCTGCGCAGCCACCCCGACGACGCGCCCGAGTTCTCCGGCCAGTTGATCGGCCTCAGCTCCACCGGCGACCACGGTCTGATAGAGGATGTCGGTGGCTTGGGCGGCCGAGAGATTTTCGGCCCCGTAGGCCGTGACCGCCGCCGTGACCGCGCGCGCAATGTCTTTCGTCTCACCGAGGCCGATGGCCGACGCCTTCGCCGAGGCCGTGAGGACCTCGAGGGCTGCGCTGCCGCGGATTCCTGTCGACTCCACGACGAGCAGCGCATCCGCCAACTGTTTCGGACCAATACCGACGGTTGGCGCGAGATCGAGAATAGCTTGGCTCAGTCCCCCGATGTTGCCCTGAGATTCACCGGCGATCGTCTCGACCTTCGTCATCGCGGACTCGAAGTCCGTCGACATCTTGATCGCCGCGCCGCTGATCGCCAGTAGCGGCAACGTGACGGCGGTTGTCAGCCGAGACCCAATCGATTCCAGACGGGCGCCCGTGCGGTCCCATTTCTTTTCGAGACCCGCGAGTTCCTTGTCGAATTCGGTCGTGGAGGCCGACAGCCGAACGACGAGATGTGCAACGACGCCTATGACGTCACCTCTTCCGGCTTCTCGTGGCCCACGACCATACGGATCCGTCGGGCTGGGCGTTGCGCCGATGGGCGACCGAGCAGCTTCTCTGGTGTCAGTTTCCGCTTACTATGCGGAGCCAGGACATAGCAGGCCAACCACGCCGTGCGGTACCATTCCTGCTCCTGACGTTTACGATAACCCTCGACCATGGCGGTAAATTCGCTCGGCGTGAGCCGCGCAAATTCCCATGGCTTCAGCCCCATTTCATATGCGATCGGCTCGGTCGCGTCGAAGTATGCGCCGACGACTGGATCTATGTCGTCGGCAGCCGAGGGTCCGATGCCGTGGCATCGGCCTCTTCTGGATCATCGGGCCGCTGGATCTTGATGAATCCGGTCTGTTCGACCGCCTCAATCAATTTGTCGGAGAGCCCCCGCAACGTGTTACCGTCCTGCTCGATCCACCGTTCGATCAGCGCCGAGCAGTCGTCGAGGGTCAGGCGCGAGTCCTTCCACCGCAAGCCATACTGCAACAGATACGGCCACCCGCCAAACACATCATCCAGCAACCCCACGATGGTTTTGCCCGACGTGTTGACCGCGTCCCGCAGATCGCGGTGCTGATACTTCAACACGCGCGGACGATCCAGGACGAGACTGACACCCTTGTCTGCTCGTTTCATGTTCCCGACTCCTCTCCCGACTCAGCCCGACAGGTCAGTGCTCGGCGCACCACAGCACGGTCGGGACGTGCCACCGGATGATCAAGTCCGGGGCGCGCCGAACCAGCGGCCTAATCAGGGCCACGTGTCGTTGGTGATATCGCCGTTCACCCGGAAACTCGCCGTCCACGTCTCCAGCGAATCTTCTTCGGCCGGATACTCGTAACTCGTCATGACGAGCTCGGCGGATGTTCGCTGTAAGCCGGTCGTCGCTCCGCCCGGACCAAATTGCCAGGAGGCCGACGTCACGGTGCCGGCTTGAAAGCCAGCGAACAGCGTCGCGAGATGCGCGTGGATCGTCGCATCCCAATACCCGGCCATTTCGACCGTGCCCTCGAAAAATCCTGTCGTGTATTGCGTGCTTGTTGACCCGAGCGGCTTCGCGGAGTACTCGCCGAGCTCCCAGGATGGCGAGCAGGATGAACAATACGTGCTGATCGTCTGCAGCGCACCGGCGGCGTTGTCCAGCTTGACCACCGCCAACTTTGAGGGTGTGAGTGCCATGAATCGGTCCCTTTCCTAGAGAAGGCGCTTACACCGACGCGCCGGTATTCGTGAGCTTCACGACGAACGACCCATCCGTCGCGGTGGCGTAGCCGAGATGCACGATCTTGTTGCCCGACGCCAAATCGGCGAGCGGGGCCACGCCACCCGCGGTGGCGCTGAGCACGTAGACGGTGGCTTTCGAGGTCGTCGCCCCGATGTTGATGGCGCTGCCATTGACGGCATAGACGACTGGCTGCCCGGTGCCAGCGGAGTTGAGCGCGATGCCTTTGACATCAGCTTCGGCTGCGGTGCCGTCACATTGCGCCAGCTTCAGCGTGCCGGTAGCGCTATCGAGATAGAGTGCTTGGCCCGCGGTCACCGATGCCCCAGCCGTGCCCGCGCTCTTTTCGCCAGAGGCGTAGAGGACATTCGCTGCGGTGATACTCAGATCTGCCATATGTGGTCACTCCTCAAACGTGTTCTGACAGCCCTTACATATCCAGCGCGACCCGAAGCCCCCACATGATTGACGGCCCTCCGGGTTCACGCGCCCACAGAACTCAGTGCTCTCGCAGGAGGCCTCTTCCCGCGGCGCGCGCAACAATCCACGCCGGAGTTCAGTCAATAGCAAATGGAGCACTGTGATCTGCTTCTCAAGCGCGTCGAGTTGCGCCAACGTCAGTGCCGTCATTGCCGCACCCGCACCCGGAACTCCGCCGGGATGTGTCGGATCTCGACACGATTAATATCGGTCTCGATCAGAACGCGCCCCATCTCGTATTCACACACCACCGATGAGAATCCAGACACCGCGATCGGCTGGAAGTCCAGGAGCCCTCTCACTCGGCTGAGTATGTGCAACGCTTCAAGATCGCCCGCGTACCGGGAGAACACGTGCACGCGGATGATGTCGTTGTACCCGAGCGCGGTAGTCGCACCACCCATGCCGTGGAACGGCTTTTCGTGGGCGTGCGACATCTGCACGTACGGATAGACCGGCGTCGACGGCGTCGTGTTGGTGATCCGACCGCCGACCATGCCCACCAATGTCGCGTCCCCAGAGAGCAGGGCGAAGATCGCGGTCTGGATGGCGAGGATTGCGCTCATAGGGCGCCGCCGCGGCTTGAGCCGATGCGCGACGGCAAGCCACGAATAGCCCGCTCGAGTAGACGGGCGTGTTCGCGTTCATGCTGTTCGGCCGAGGGTCGCATGAATGGCTGCCGGTTAGGGCGGTATTCGTTGAACAACGCGATGTCGGCTTCCTCCCCGGTCGGTCCCTGGCTCAAAATACCGACCCGCGCGGACAGACCCTTGCTCGCCACCTCGATTTCGTCCTGAATGTGAGGAGCGAACGCCGGCTCAGACCGCGGCGCATTGGCCGACATCCGTCGGCCCAACGCGAATGCTGAGACTTGGATCGCTGGCTGGAGCAGCTGCCTGGCGATCTTCGGACCCTGGCGATAGAGGCGCTGGAAGCTCTTGTCGACGTCCTCGATCGAGACGCTGAACGTCTTCGCCTTCACGCTGACACCGCCACGCCACAGTGCAATTGCAGCGCGCGATTGCGCTGCTCGGGATTGACCACCGCCAACACGCTCCAGACCTGCGAGCCCAGCGACACCCGATGGCCCTCCGCGACGTCCGGCCGATATGGCACCTCCACGATCCGCAGCACCGTGGCTTGCGTCTCGGTCACGACAAATGGCTGTTCCGTGATGGCGGCCCAGGCTTGGCCGTACTCCGACCACGTCTGGGTCTCCCCACCCATGCCATCGACCGTGACGGTCGGTCGCGACAACCGCACCCGCTTGATTCGGTCGCCGGTGGCCTTGTAGGCCACCCGCTGATTGGCGTTCAGCCCAGGCATCTCGTCAGAATCCCTTGTACCGCCACAGCAGCGCGTCGACGCCCATGGGGAGTTCCGTCGCGGTGCCACCCACTGACACCACAACCGCGCCCCGGTTGACGTACCAGTGCTCCACCAGCAGCAAAATCGCGTGCTTGATACTCACCGGCACAGCGCTCGCCGAGCCGTACCCGAACTGCGCCCGAACCGTCATAGCGTCGGCACTCGAATCTGTGATCGGGTAGATCTCCCCGATCTGAGGCTCGATCCAGGCTCGAGCGGACGCGGGGCCAGCCGGATTAACGACCCGGTACCTCGCTGATGACCATGTCTGGGTGGTCCCGACGGGATCTCGATACGTCACGCTTGCCACACTCACGAGCGGGGCGAACGGGATCCGGATCTGACATCTCTGTTCGACCGGGAACCGACCGATCAGATCCCATGTCTGTAATAGGAACGCACGCCCGGTGTACGTTTCCGCGTGCTCACGCGCCACGCGGATGAGTGATAGAAAGAGCGCGTCCTCGTCGTCGTGGTCGACGCGACACTGCAGCTTGGCCTCCGCGAGGGTGACCGGCTCCAGTGTCGGCGCCGTGACCAGACTCAGCATCATCAGCCGATGCAGTTCACCGCCAGCGTCGGTGCCACCTGCTCCTTGAGTTCGATCAGGTAGAAGAGGTAGCCAGGCTGCGCGGCCGCGCCGACATCCGCCACCGTCGCTCGGATGCAGTCGAACCCGCCGTCCACGTCCAGTTCGTCTGGCGTGAACTCCACCACCCACAGCGCCGACTGTTCCGCCGAGGTGTCGTTGGTCAGCGTATTCGTGCTGACATCGGCTGACGCGGCTGACCAGGCCGCGACAGCGGCGAGATTCGTTGCCGCCTGCTTCTTGAAGGCGGTGGCGGTTGGGATATTCAGCGCCTTGGCGCCTGTTCCAGACACGTCACTCGCCTGCGTGATAGTCAACACCGGATCTTGACCAGCCGTGCCGATACCGCTGGTGAAGACGACCGCGACGCGCTTCGCGTGCTTAAGGGTGATGTAGTCGCCGTTATTCGCGGCCGTCGAGAGATCGACAGCCGGGAAACCTTCGACGATCTGGAACCGCTCGAGAATCAGACCATTCATGAACATCTCTCCTTACGCCGCAACCGTGATGAATGGCGAGAGCGTCGCCGAGCCCTTGAACGGCGTGAGGGCCGACACCCAGGCCGGCTTGCCGTCGACACGCCACGTCACGCGGAACGCCTGCTCGTCTGTTGCGAACGCGACGTGCATGGAACTCGCGGTCTGCAGCAGCTTCTGAATGAACAGATACTGCGTCAGGTCGACGAGCATGAAATCGCCCTCGGTGCCCAGCGACGAGTTGTATTCGGTCTCGACCACTGGCTTACCCTTGATCCGCATCACGCCGTCATCGCCATACGTCACGAAGCGAACCGGAAGATCGTTGGTCGCGCCAGTGAAGAACAGTTGATCCAGGTCCGGATTGACATCTGTGTTGCACAGCCAGATCGCGTTGCGCTTGCTGCGTGAATGCATCCGCGCCCACATGTTGATAACGT